CCGAGATGGGTCTAAAACTTAGACCGGTCCAAGATTTAGACCCAAGTGGTCTAAATGCTGGACCCAAGTGGTCTAAACGCTGGACCCAAGTGGTCCAAGATTTAGACCCCAACATAAAGAAACATAAAGAACAGGAAGAACGTAGCGCTGACGCGCCAGCTCCGGCAACTGCGTTGCCTTCGCCACCTTCTTCTTCCCCTGTAGCAGTTCCGCGTCCGAAGCCAGCCAAGTTCGATCCCGCCAACCTTCCCCTGCCCCACAGCGCCGGCCTCGCCAACGCCTGGGCAGAATTCGCGCAACACCGACGAGAGATCAAAGCCCCGCTCACCCCAACAGCCGCCCAGCGCATCGTTGCCGATCTGGCCGCCGTGAACGAAGTTGCCGCCGTCGAAGCCCTCCGCAAATCCGTCAAGCACGGCTGGCGCGGCGTGTTCCTCGACGCCCCCAAGGAGACCGCAAAAGTCCTCCACATCCCCCGCACCGGACCCGTGCAGCCCTCGGAGGCTGAGAAGCGCATGATGGCGCTCGAAGCCCTGCAGGAAGAGCGCATGAGAGGAGTCGCATGACCCAGGCAATCTTCGCCATCTGCGAGGGGCTCAACGCGCCCGTCTCCGAAGCAGCCGCCCGGAAGCTCTCCGACTGCCGCCGCGGCGACCTCACCGAGGCTCTCTTCATCGCCGGCTGCATCGTCTACGACTGGGAAATCTTCAAAGCCTTCGGCCACGACCACACGGCCGACTGGGTTTTGGTCCGCGGCAACTTGCGACTGACCGTGCAAGTCAAGACAGCCTGCTTAGAGCGCGGCGAATACTGCATCCCAACCAAGCGCGGCCGTGGACCCACGCAGCGACCCTACGCCGCGGGCGACTTCGACATCCTCGCCGCCTACCTCCCCGACCGGAACCAATTCGTCTTCTGGTCTTTCGAGGACATCCGCGGCCGGCAGAAGGTTCGCTACAGCCCTGCCCGCCACCGCCAGCCGGGCAACTGGAACCTTCTAGACGAGGTCGCAGAATCCCTAACCGCAAATCAAAAACCCTTTATAGCCTGGGACAGCCAATGTCCTACCCCCCACTGTACTTTTGTTCACATATGAAAACCAAAACACCCACCAAGAAAAAGCCCCCCGCAGTCACCCGCGAGAACGGCCGTCCCACTATCAACGCCAAACTCGTTGACAAGCTGCTCGCGGACATCAGTTCCAGCGTTATGGCTCTTCAACTTGCCTTGAAAGAGACCCGCAGCAAGGAGCCCCGGCCATGATGCTCATGAACGGCAAGACGCAGACCATCGAAGCCGGCACGCCGGGCTGCCCCGACATTGGCCACCTCGACATCCACGCCGCCTGCGACCGCTGGCTGGCCAGCCGCGGGCTGCCCACCGGCTCCCCGTTCCTTGACCAAGCCACGGTCGCAGGCTCCGACACCGCGGAGGCCGCCACATGACCACCATGATCCCTGACCTTGTCGTCGGCTCCGTCAACTTCGCCCCCTCACCCGGGGCGGACGCTGACGCCGCCGACCTGCGCGCCGAGAACCGCGAGCTGCTGCGAAGCAACCTCCGGCTAGTCCGCGTGCTCCGCAGGTGCGTCAAGCCGTCCACCGCCATTGCCAACGAGGCCAGCGAGGCGATTGAGGAAGCACTGGAAACCCGCCGGTAAGCCTCGGCTTTTTTTCCTAAGCACCCCAAAAAAGACTTGCCTTCAATGCCTACATTCGCCAACATATGCAAACACACCGCGGCACACCACACGCAGTCCTCCTAGTGCCATGGAATTTACCGACGACAACCCCGAACGCATCACCACACCAGAGTTATGGATTTCTCCCTACGCCTACGAAAGTTTTCTCATGGTCGACGCAGCGTGCGACCGCTGGCTCAAGCGTCGAGCCGCACTACGGAGGCTCGCAAGTGAACGCACTGCTCACGACATACCTGCTGCTCCTTCTGCTGGCAATGATTGTCATAGCTATCCTCGAGAATAACGACGGAGGCGCCGCCTAATGAAAAAGCAAATTGTTCCCAACGCGCCGGAGGTCGAAGCTGCCGTGCTCGGTGCCCTCATGTCTGAGCCCGGGATGATCGACGAGATCGCCGGTCTCAACGCTGACCTTTTTTTCACGCCCGCCAACGCGCAGGTCTTCGGCGTCATCCGCGACATCCGCGGAGCCGGCGGTGTCCCAAACATCGTTGCCGTGACCCAAGTCCTCGCCAGCCATGACCGCCTTGAGTTTGTCGGCGGCGCCGGAGCAGTGACCGACATGGTTGCCCACACCGCCGGCGGCCCTGCCGCAGTCGAGTACCACGTCCAGACTCTCCGCGACCTCCACGCCCGCCGCGCCATCTTGAACGCCGCTGGCCGCCTGCAGTCCGCCGCATCGGATATGTCGCAACCCGCCGACAGCGTGCTTCAAGACGCCGGCGAGTCCGTCTTGTCGCTTTCCCTCGGGCAATCCACTGACAGCATGCGCCCCGCGTCTGCCATCGTGCCCGGCCTGCTGGAGGAGCTTGAGAAGTTGATGGTGCCCGGGGCCAAACTCGGCGTGGAAACCGGCTTTAAGTCCTTCGACTACCTCACAGGCGGCCTGCGCCCCGGGCAGCTGACCATCGTGGCTGGCCGTCCCGCCATGGGCAAATCCGCCTGGATGCTCAACGCCTGCGAAAACATGTCCCGCCGCGGCGTCCCGACTTTGTATTTCTCGCTGGAGATGCCCGCCAACGAGCTGGCCAGTCGCGTTGTCCTCGGCCGCGCGGAGACCAACATTGAGGTCGTTCGCAATGGCTTCCTCGACCACGCCAGCAAGCTCCGCATCGTGCAGGCCGCCGACCAGTTCGCCACGGAACCCCTCTACGTTGACGATCGCGGCGGCCTGACGATGCTCGACATCCGCGGCCGCGCACGTCTTGCCGTCCGCCGCTGGGGCGTGAAGGTCATCTTTGTTGATTATCTGCAGCTGGTCAGCCACGCCGGAGCCCAGTCCCGCGAGAACGAAGTTGGCTTTGTCTCCCGCGGACTTAAAGCCATGGCCATGGAGCTAGGAGTGCCGGTCGTTGCCGCCGCCCAGGTAAACCGCAACGCAGAAAAGGCCGTTGACAACCGCCCAAAGATGTCCGACCTCCGCGAGAGTGGCAGCATTGAGCAGGATGCTGATTTGGTCTGTCTACTGCACAGGCCTGCGTACTACGCCGCCGACCAAGAAACTGAGCCCGATCCGCAGGATGCAGAGTTGATCATTGCGAAACATAGGGCCGGTGCCACTGGCAAGGTCAACTTGGTCTGGCGCCCGCGGCTGACCCGCTTTGAGAACGCCGCGCTTGGCAACCGCACCACAGACACCGCCGACACCGTCTACGCACCATCGCGTCAAATGCAGGAGGTCTTTTACAAATGAACTCCCGCGCGAAAGGAGCCCGCGGAGAACGCATGTGGCGCGATGAATTGCGCTCCGCATTCGGTGATTCCGGCATTCGCCGCGGCCAGCAGTTCAGCGGCCTCGGCGACTCGCCCGATGTCGTCTGCCCTTGCCTTCCAGACATTCACTGGGAGGTAAAATTTTGCCAAGTGACCAAGGTGAAAGACTGGCTCGCCCAGGCTATCCGCGATGCCAAGGACAAGCTCTTCCCGGTCGTTGCCCACAAGCGCACCGGCGAGGACTGGCTGGTCACCCTGCGCGCTAACGATTTCCTCACCATCCTCCGCGGCTCTGATTTTCTAGTACCAACACAAACACAACCACAACCACAAACCAAATAATACCATGGCAACAAAAACCCTAACCACACCCGCGGGCATCGCTCGCTATCCCAGCCTCAATCGCGCCGACACCAAGTTCGACGAGATTGGCGTCTACAAAGTGAACCTTGAAATGTCCTCCGAGGACGCCGAGCCGTTCATCAAGCAAGTCGAAGCCATCTTCGCCGAGTTCCTTGACGACAAGAAGCGCGAGTTGAAGAAGGACAAGCTCAAGCTGCACGCCGCACCTTGGGAAGACAACGACGGCCTTACCCAGCTCAAGCTCAAAGTCAAAGCCATGGGCAAGAACAAGGAAGGCGAAACCTTCAGCCGCCAGCCGAAGCTCTTTGGCTCGGACGGCCAGCCCATCACCGACAACATCGGCGGCGGGTCCAAGCTCAAAGTCGCTGTCGTTCCTTATTGCTGGTACACCGCATCCCTTGGCGCCGGCATCACGCTGCAGCCGAAAGCCGTGCAAGTCCTTGACCTCGTTACCTGGGGCGACGGCGGCAGCGCGCAAGCCTACGGCTTTGACGTGAGCGAGTCCGCAGCCCCTGCGGCCAAGACCGGCACCGACGACCAAGAGATCAGCTGGTAACCAGCATGCCTGCCAAAACACCACGCAAGGCAACTACGCGCAGGGCCAAGGCGGTCAAACCCGCCGAGCCCGACCGCTTCACCGAGGACGGACGCAAGATCGTACGCCTTGAAAAGACCCGGGCTCACCAGAAGTACCCATTGAAAGACGGCACCGACGTTCCCGGTGCCAGCACCATCGCCAAGATCGGCGAGGACACCAGCGGGTTGATCCACTGGGCATGGAAGCTCGGCACCGAAGGGCAGGACTACCGGA